ATGATGAAAAAAACCATACTGACGATGCTTTTACTGGCATGTTCCGCTGGCGCCTTTGCCGCGCCGTCGGTGATTACCGTAAGCCGCTTTGAAGTGGGTAAGGACAAATGGGCATTTAATCGCGAAGAGGTGATGCTCACCTGTCGACCTGACCATGCGCTTTATGCCATCAATCCCAGCACACTGGTGCAATACCCACTGAATGAAGAGGCGCAAAAGCAGGTGGCAAGCGGTAAAACAACCGCGCAGCCTGTCAGCGTTATCCAAATTGACGACCCGGCCAGACCCGGCGAAAAGATGAGTCTTGAGCCCTTTATTGCCCGAGCGGAAAAACTCTGTTAATAAACGAAAATATCTGACTGATTTTCCATAAAAAACCGCAAGTCTGATTCTTCAGAACTTGCGGTTTTAACATTTTTAAGCGTGACGATAACCGAATTTTTCAGACCGGATTTGCCGCAAACTGGAAAACCTGGCGTCGTCATCTATTCTTAAAGTGCATGGCGACTTAGCCTGCATTAATGCCAACTTTTAGCGCACGGCTCTCTCCCAAGAGCCATTTCCCTGGACCGAATACAGGAATCGTATTCGGTCTTTTTTTGGAACCCTTTCCAGACAAGCACTTATGTGGCTCCGTCCGAAAATGTCCGAAAATCGTCCGAATTCCCATATTCGGCGACCTAACCCTTATACCAGAATAAATTCCTTTTTGCGCGGATCTACATACTTTTTCGTAGTCGCTTCTGAGGAGTGCCCCAGCAGTCGTTGTGCGAATGCTTTGCCTTCTTTTTTGCCGTGAATTTCTGAATATTCAGCCTCATGCAGGCGCCCGGCCAGACTCCTGATTTCATGAAACGTAGGAGGGGATTCGCTGAAAGCGATCTGAGATAGTTTTCTTGCCTTCACGAAATATTTGGTTAACCCGTCCGGGTGAATCGACCCCGCCAGGCTGTTTTTTCTGACGCCAGCAGAAATCAAAAAATCCGTAGAATTACCTTTCCGGCAGCGCTCAATGACATCCCCCAGGACCAGACCGGCGCAACGCAATTCCAGATCCAGAGAGATGGCGATCATCATTCCCGTTTTTATGTGGACTACGTGAAGCCGATTATCTCTGATCTCTGAAAAACGCATTTCCACTATGTCTTCGCGGCGCTGGCCGGTGACCAGTGCAAGGTCCATTCCGTTGCGAAACCAGACGGGAAGAACTTCCGCTTCATGCCTTATCGAGATAAAGGTTTCTAGTTCCAGGCGTTCCCGCTTAACTTTGATTGTTGGTGTTCTTGTGGGCTCAACCGGATTGGCTACCACCCGGCCATTCACGATGGCCTCACGGAACACATCTGACAGGACCGAACGGTAAGTGGTAGCCATCGTCATTTTGTCCTCATCTGTCCAGCGCTTAAGAAAGTCTGCAATATGCAGAGTAGAAACTTTTGCGAGGATCATTTCCCCCAGCGATTGGCGGATCACCTCAAGATGTCCTTTACGGGATTTGAGAGTGATCGGCGAAAGCTCTCTTTTTCCCAAAATTTCCCAGTATTCTTTTAGCCATTCAGCAACAGTGTATTCATGCTCGCCTTTCAACTGCTCGAGCAGCGTGACCGGGGTGTAATTTTGCTCAAGATAGTGATTAGCCTCGATAGCCTGGGCAACAGCTTCACGTTTGGAAATCTTACCGAGAGAGAGCTCCTTGCCAGTGAGCGGGTTGCGCCAGGCGTACGTTTTGCGTGACTGGCGGTATGTCAGGTTTCTGGGGAGATTCTGATCATAATTTTCCCGCCTTTTTGTCATGTTGCAACTTCTCCAGTAATGACCCCTTTCTGGGGTGTCTTGTATCCATTCCGTTAACCGGGGCGACTGAACATAATTTGTTTGGGCGTATATAGATGGCGTTGGGGCAAACCTGGTAACTCGTCCCGTGTTTTTCCGGAGCAGGGTAGATGTTCCCCATCCGAGCCCACCGCCTTAATGTGTTCAGCGTTGGGGGTTTTACATACGTCTCTTTGGCCCATTCTTCGAGAGGCATCAGTTTTGACATAACGTCTCCTTAGCCCCGGCCAGAAGAGTAATCCCCCAGCCAGGTAAAAGGTGATTTTTGAAAATCAGTTCTGGGTCATTTTTTGCCAGATAGCTGAAACGTATTTGACCTGGTGCCGGGCATCGGCCAGTGCGTTATGCATGTCGCCGTCGAAAGGGATCTGATAGCGCGGGTTGATACCGACAACTCTGCCCAACTCGACAATGGTGCGCACGTCACGGTCATTCCAGAACGGCACGGACAATTCCGCGCCAACCTGCTCATATGCGCGGCGCAAAATTACGTTGTCGAATGAGCAGCCATTGCCCCAGAGCTGCACATACTTGATGCCGTTGGCTGAATTCGTGTGAATAAATTCGTCGAGGTTATCGATGGCGTCCATCAGCGAAATTGCATCGCCGCCGGTTATCGCTGCGCGTGCTTCTGCTGACTGTTTCATCCACCAAATTATTGTGGCAGCGTCAGGTTTCGCACCGAACTCCATTGCGGACTCGAGGCTGATAATCTGATAGAACTCCTCACCCATTTTGCCTATTCCCGGATCGAAAAATACCGCGCCGATGGCGATAATCGGTGCTTCCGGATTGTTGCCCATCGTTTCCAGGTCAACCATCACATGCGTCATCAGGGTGTATGATTCGCCATCGTTAATTTGATGCCCGGTATCGGAGCTAACACTATGGCTGAATTGCAGTCTACCCAAACTCGCCCTGAATTTACATGGCTATTCCTAGCGACACCAAAGCACCAAACGGAGTGCTCTCCTATCGTCCTGCGTTTTGATGCAGACACCGAAGACACAGCCCGTGCCGCCTTGCCTGGTTGGAATTTAATCTTTGCAGCGAAAATCAGGACTGAAAGCCCTTATTCGTTTACCTGGTCTGATTATGAGCGTGCAACTCTCTGGTCGATTATTGGAAGTGAGATTCAACTCCCTCCGGAGGTGCGTCATGGCTAAGTACGCAATCCGGTACATTGGGGACAACAAAACCATTGAACATCATGAAGAGGCTTTACGTATCGCAGCATTAAGCGCAGCACAGGCGAAATTCATTTCTACGCTGCTGGTGTGTTATCCGAATCAGATAGAAAACGAAGAAATATCCGCGCTGGGGCAACTGTTTGAGAGCCTGGCCTACAACGTCGATGAGTTTCTTAAAGCCGAACGTGAGCGTTTTGATAGAAATAGCGAGGTGTGCCCATGATCAGCAACGTCAAATTCAACGAACTGGAAAAACGCTTCGATCTGCTGGTGGATAAAGTCACTGTGCTGGAAGAGAAGGTCAGAGTGCTCACAGATAGCCAGGGTGGAGAAATACCTCCGGGTATGACTCCTGTCGCAACGCTGGCGGCTGAGTATGGCATTTCTACCAAAAGGCCGAGGAACTGGCGAAAAACACAGGTGTGATGCTGGTGAAATTGAAATCCGGTGGTTTTGTTGCGCCTGATGAGAAATTCAGGGAAGCGGCCCGACTGGTTCTCCGCAGCGCCAAGCGTAAATACGGTTCGGCGTACTGGTTTCATCCACTGCTTGGCAAGTTCCAGATGAGCGGAGGCATTCCGAAATGACAGTCCAACTGACAGCAGTAGAGACAGTATCGGATGCCCTGTTTACGTGCTCTTATCTCTGGGCTCATGGTAAGCACTACAGCCGCACTGATCTGGAAAAGGCAATCCACCAGCATAAAGACCCGACCACGCGCTATGGCAAACTGGCGGTACGGTTAAAGCAAATAGTCGAGATGTCGTATGAGGATCTGTGTGATGCCGGTTATCTCGATACCGACCGTAAGCAGATGATTATTGCCCGCCGCTCTGTGCTGGTGGATGAAATCGGCGAAGAGGAAATGAATCTCTGGCTGGCGGACACGCAGCGCATACAGCGAGCATTCCCGGAGGCCACCATTGATAAAAAGCGCTCAAAGCTACCACTTACACGCGGCTCCGAGGGCTATAACGTCCGTCAGGACTATGTGATTAAGCATATGCTCCCGGCAAAGTCACTTTGCAGCATATACGGCCCCAGCGGTTCGTATAAAAGCTTCCTGGCTGTTTCATGGGCCTGCCATATTGCAGCTGGCGCTTCATGGTCTGGTAAGAAGGTTGAGCGCGGCGCTGTGCTTTATGTGGTTGGTGAGGGCGGTGTAGGCGTTCCCCGCCGTATAAAAGCGTGGGAGCAGGTACATGGCCAGCAGGTTGATAACCTCTGGCTGGTTAACCGTCCCGTCTTCCCTGTACGTGAATCCGAGGTATCAGAAGTCATTCTGGCAGCCAGGCAGATCACAGCGGAATGCGCTATGCCTGTGCGGCTGGTGGTGATCGACACGCTGGCGCGTTGCTTTGGCGGTAATGATGAAAACGATGCTCGTGACATGGGAGCATTTATTGAAGGCTGTGACGTTATCAAGCAGAAAACAGGCGCCACGGTGCTGGTGGTTCATCACTCTGGCAAGGATGAGGCTAAAGGGGCGCGTGGTTCCAGTTCGTTCCGGGCAGCGCTTGATGCTGAGTTCAATGTGAAGCGTGAAGGAGAAGGACAGGCGCTAATCCTGTCATGCACCAAGATGAAGGATGCCGAGGAGCCAGAACGTAAAGCCTATGACCTCCGTACCGCCGAACTGTACACGGATGAAGACGGGGAAATGGTATGCTCGCTGGTGGTTCGTGATATGCCTCGTGAGGCTAAAGAGGTTGATCCTGAATTGGCCGGGGTAGAGAAACTTACCGATAACCACATGGCGCTGTGGCAGGCAATCAGAAGCCGGATAGCGCGGGGTGAGCCATGTAACAGGGCTGTCATTCGTGACGACCTGAAAGCTACTGGCATTAATACCAAGCATTATGCTCGCTGGCTACAGAAGTTGATTGATGATGGCTTGGTTATTCAGGATGGTGATTTGCTGACTGTGAAATCCCTGAGAGAAGTGGGTAACTAAGTGGGGTGCTGGTGGGGGATGTGGGGAGCGATGCCCCTAATTCCCCACTTTGCGCCCATATACACGGACTAAGTGGGGAAAACTCTTTAAACCCGCGTCATTACTGGGTTTGAGATGGGTTTGCGAAAATGTAGGTGGGTAATGAGTGGGAAACGAAATAAATGGGGAGGAAGTGGGGAAATGAAAGAAAAAGCAGCTCGTACTGCAGTGGATGGATACTTAATACGATATCGGAATGCATTCCATGAAGTGGCGGAAAAATGCTCTGGAACGCTGGCGTTAGCCCTTATTCAGGGTTTAGTTATGACCGCTGCTGTCATGAAAAAAAATCAATTTCATGGGTTGATGTACTGTTCAATAACATTTATTGCACTAGTTGCTACTGTAGGTTTCTTTACATGCTTTTTAGTCATAATTGATGTAATTAACAAGCAAGAAGAATGCGGTAAGTATTTGAAGTCTTTTATTTTTTTATTTTACATATGTGTCTATATCGGCAGCATACTATCAGCTGTAGCAACATTTAATTCACTTAAGGGATAAAGTGTTATGAATCGACTAATGGAAATTAAAAGCAGGCTTGATTCAATAGAAGACGCACTTAACGAACAATATCCACATTTTAAAGCTAATCAGGAATTAACAGAACAGATCACCAACCTCAAAGACTATGTTGAGGCTGAATATAACAAAATTCAGAAGCAGAAAAAGAAAGGGGGATTATCAGAGTTAGAGTCTGCTTTCATTGAACCCGCTATCAACGAAGTGTATTCAACCTCCTTGGATAAAATCAGACGAGGGTCAAAACCAAGTGAGAGTGTTAATGAACATATCTGCGATACCTCATTCACACTGAATTACTGGATACGTCAGATACAGGATCGTCGTTAAAAACCAGAATTATAAAATGGATTAACGCTAATAAACCGGGATAACCCGGTTTTTTTGCACCTCAATCTTATAAATCTGTATTTCTGATAAAAAATAGTTTACTTACCACTTTTATCGATCAATTATTGTATTTTTACCATCAACCACGATAGGGGGAAGAAGATGGAAGATAGGAACAAATCGACGCGCGATAAGGGTGGTACGGTCCATATCGATGTAGAAACAATGAAGAAAATTGAGGAGTACCAGGCGTTCATTAAAAAGAATCACCCTGAAATGCCTGTCCCCACTAAAGGCCAGATTGTGCGTAGCAGCGTGAATTACTGGCATCACCACACGCTGGGGGGATGGGGATGAAAGGCTGGTACAACATCAAAGCGGCCAGCGATGGCGCAAGTGCAACCATTCAGATTTATGAAGAGATAGGCGGCTGGGGGATTATGGCACAGCAGTTCTCCGAAGACCTGAAAGCACTGGGCGATATTTCCCATATCAATCTGAACATTCATTCACCCGGTGGCGATGTCTTTGACGGCATTGCTATTTACAACCTCCTGAATAAACACCCGGCAAAAATCACGGTGCATATCGATGGACTGGCCGCGTCTATGGCGTCAGTCATTGCGATGGCTGGTGATCGTATCGTCATGCCTGAGAACGCCCTCATGATGATTCACAAGCCATGGGGCATTTCTGGCGGAAACGCAAACGACATGCGCGACTATGCCGAGTTGCTGGACAAGGTAGAAAACGTCCTGATCCCCGCCTATGCACGTAAAACAGGTAAGTCTGCTGAGGTGCTGGCGTCCCTGCTGGAGGAGGAAACCTGGATGGATGGCCGCGAATGTGTGGCGCAGGGATTTGCAGATGAGTTACTGCCGGCTGTCAGTGCGATGGCCCGAATCGAATCAAAACGAATTGAGGATTTTGAACATATGCCCGACAACATCAAAGGGATGATCACCCAGCCTAAAGGCTCTACTGGTTCGATTGTGCCGGAACAGAACCGCATCAACGGTATTAAAGATTTGTTTGCCATGTTTGGTGGCAAGCATGATGCGCTGAAAATGCAGTGCCTGGAAGATGCCGACTGTACACCGGACAAAGCAAAAGACCTGCTGCTGGCCGAAATGGGGCGTACTGCCACACCATCCAATAAAAACGCTTTTTCCCATGTTTATGCGGACAACGGTAACATCGTTGGCGACGGTATCCGCCAGGGGCTTAATGCCCGTCTGGGGCATGAACGCGCGGAACGTGGAAATCCCTATGCAATGATGAGCTTGTTTGAAATGGCTCAGGCTTCGCTGGTGGATCGTGGCATCAGCATCAGCGGATTTGGCAACCGCTCGCAGATTGTGAATCTGGCCTTTACGCACAGTACCAGCGACTTTTCCCATATCCTTGCTGGTGGCGCTGAGAAGTCTGTACTCACAGGCTGGCAGAACAGCGGCGAGACTTTCCAGCAGTGGACTAAAACAGGCTCCCTGTCTAACTTCCATGAAGCAAAACGTGTGGGCCTGAATGGTTTCTCTGAACTGGAAAAGGTGCCAGAGGGGGCTGAATACAAATACGTCACTACCAGTGACAACGGCGTCCCTATTGCGCTGGCGACGTATGGCAATATTTTCTCTGTTACCCGCCAGGCCATTATCAATGACGACCTGAGTCAGCTTTCCACCATTCCCCAGGCTATGGGACGAGCAGCAGCGCGAACGGTTGGTAATCTTGTCTATCTGCAACTCACCGCAAACGCCAGCTTCACCGATGGTAAGGCGCTGTTCCATGCGGATCACAACAACCTCATTTCAAAAGGAATGGATACGGACGGACTGAACGAGGCCCGCAAGGCTATGCGCCTGCAGGAGGATGCGAACGGTGATCCGATTAATGTCATCCCGGCCTATATCCTTGTACCTGCCGCGCTGGAAGGTGCAGCAAATCGCGCTGTGCTCTCTTCCTCTTCTTTGTTCCCTGTGGATCAGAACGGCACGCTGAACCAGAACCCCGGCATTATCAACATGGTGAAGGATATGGCTCAGGTTATTGTGGAGCCACGTCTGGACAAGGCCCATAACAAACAGTGGTATGTAGCCGCCGCACAGGGTACGGACACCATCGAGGTGGCTTATCTCGATGGTATGGATACGCCATATCTGGAGCAGATGGACGGCTTCACGGTCGATGGTGTGGCCTGGAAGGTGCGCATTGATGCGGGTGTGGCCGCTTTGGACTATCGCGGGCTGGTCAAATCGAATGGCGCGGCGTGACAGGAAAAAGGGCGGCTTCGGTCGCCTTTGCTCATTTGAGAATAGCTCTCATTTGAAAAGGTGCTCCTGGACATACGACCTGCCACGGGTCGGCGGCATCGCGGGAAACGGCTGGTTTTCTATATTCGTGGTCATCATCATCATCCGGCAACCTGCTGATTTAAAAGGGCGCGAAATTACAAAAAGTGGCAAAGATGATGGTTTGTATGTTTTTTGTTCGACATCATTGGCATTCAATCATGAAGAAAAAGCAGTGGGTTCTAACGATAAGTGATGTGGCTGAGGTCACTGGATTACATCGTCAAACAGTTGCGAAACACCTGGCGGGTACGCCTCCACTATCCGGTAGCACCTCAAGAAGAAAGTTATTCGATTTAAAAACAGTTCTGAACGTCATCTACAGCAGGAGCAAAAAATCATGCCCATAATGAACCAGGAAGTAATGACAACGATTCGCCTTGGGGGCCAACTGGGTAAGCTTTTTGGCAAGGTCCATCACCGGCTTATCCGAACAACAGGGGAGGCCGGAAGAGCCCTTGCCGCAACTATTCCAGGCTTTGAAGCTTACATGCGGTCAAGTCGTTCGCGCGGGCTAACATATGCCGTATTCCGTGGGAAAGACAGCATTGGAAAAGATGATCTTGATTACCCAAACGCGGGACGTGAAATCCGAATTGTGCCTGTAGTTATTGGCAGTAAACGGGGGGATTACTCCAGACCATCCTCGGTGCTGTTTTAGTCGTCGTTGGAGCATTGACATATGCTTACGGCGGCGCAGCCTTAGTAGCTGGTGGTGCGGGAATGATGGCTGGGGGAATTGTCCAGATGCTTTCCCCGCAGGCTGCGGGATTAGCCAGTAAACAGGACGCCGATAATAAACCCTCCTATGCATTTGGTAGCCCTGTAAACACAACAGCTCAGGGGCTCCCTGTACCGCTTTGCTATGGTAAACGCCGTATCGGGGGGGCAATTATTTCTGCTGGTATCTATGTGGAGGATCAGCAGTGATAAAGACCCCTCAGTTATGGCCGGAAGGTGAGACTTTCATTCGTGAGGTGCTGATACCAACAAAATATGAGCCTTTACCCGTTTTGGTGACTTACATCGTGCCTCCATTCGATGCTGTAGTGGCGACGTGGCAGAACACAGACCCGGAAAAGGCGTACTCACTATTTCGGCAGTTCATCGTTGACTGGGATCAGCAGGACAAGCTCACTGATGACATTCTGATATCTTTTTTGGTGACGTTTCCCGGCACAGACAAAGCAATTTTTAATGGTTGGGCCGAGCATATGAAAGAACGGCTTGCTGTAAGCCTGGCTGTATTTGCTCAGGGTACAAACTCCATCAACTGAGGTTAGTATGCTTGATCGGAATAATATCGAAGAAACATTAAAGGAAATGGCCCGTCAGCAGGGCCATGAACTGAACGGACAGGATAAGCTCATCATCCGTACCCGTCTTAACAGCGCTCTCTCTGCTAAAGAGCGCCACCGTCAGCGCATGACCGCACCCGAATATCGATGGCGCAAGCCCGCACCCCGAAGATAATCCTTTTACCTGGCTGGTGCTGGTGGCCCTGTAATTTATGCATATCTCGTTTCTGTGGGAAAGCAATTGCCAGAACCACCGGCTGTGGGGTATCTGGCAATAAGATGGACTTATTCGCAGGAGGCGTAAAATTCTTCTTTGCTGTATCCATACCACGCAGAACATTTCTGGGCTGTTGCGGGGACTTTTACAGTGGCAGTTTTATGTGTTCCCTTATATTGGCAAACAAGAAATACGGACGTGTTATGTTCCTTCGCATAATCCTGTGAGTCCTTAAGTGTCCATACCATTTCTTCATCTGTATCCGGCAATAATGAAGCCCTTTCTTCTGGCGGGCCGACGAAAACATCAACTAAATTCATTCGGTGTGTTTTATTGCCTTCTTTTAAAACAGACGGGCAGTTTACTTTTTCGGCAAAAACAGAACTGGAAAAAAGTAAGGCCAAGCTACCTAAAATTAATACCTTACTCCACGACATAGTAATTCCCTCCGACGTTTTCGGGGCGCGGTTGCTGAGTGAAGCGGATTGTTCGCTGACTGACAGGGTGAGGTGTTATTACTTTTTCGCCTCGCTTATCGGCACTATGTCCCATCCACTGATCCAGAACCTGAATCCCATTTGCATCTTGCCCAAGGTAAATGGCTGCGTGGGATCTGCCATCGGTATGGTTCCCGTATCTACCATCGGCATCAAACGTTGCTATTGCTGTACCTGGTGCAATCGATGTATTTCCTTTAACCAGTGCACCGCGTCGCCATGCCGCCGTTCTGGGCATATTGGCGGCTTTTTGAGTAAACGCCACACACTGACCGCTGCCAACAGATTTCCCGATATAAGCCCGTGGCGTTGCCGCTATATAAGCCATTTCCTTTATTCCTTTGTGGATTAGTGCTCACATATTCTTTTACATGCCAGATTGCAGGCAAGCGCGGAATGAAGGGAGAGTGGTCGATTAGGAAAATTCCTGGTAGGTGTCGAAGCTTATTCAATTGATGTTGCGTTATCAGTTTCACCAGTATCGCGCAAAATCTCGAAGAGGCGATAAAGGCAACAGGACCATGCATTGAACGGACAGGAGCAACTTATCATCCGTAACCGTGTTGCTAATTTGCAACTCACTGTGCCACTAGCGCATACCCCTGTACAGCACGTCGATATCTAACGTTATTGTTCGGCGTGGTTCGCGCTGCTGTGTATTGCAATATGTATTGCAGTGGGTTTTGGCAACTTTCACCGATAAGAAAATTTATATTCAAATCAATCGCTTCTTTTCAATCCATTGCATGATGATCCACAAACCGTGGGGATTTGCAGGCGGTGACGCGAACGATATGCGGGATTACGCCGACCTTCTGGACAAAATGGAGTCTGTTCAGATCCCCGCATATGCAGAAAAAACGGGGAAATCGGCGGAAGAAATCGCGGCCATGCTGGAAGACGAAACCTGGATGAACGGCAGTGAATGTGTTGCCCAGGGATTTGCAGACCAGACCACACCATCACTGCAGGCGATGGCCTGCATTCAGTCAAAACGTATTGAGGAATTTGAAAAGATGCCTAACGCCATCCGTGATATGATCACGCCGCCGCGCAACACCACGGCGCGTGAACCTGCGAGCCTGGCAACCCCGCAGCAGCAACCAGCAGCCCCCGTTCTGGATGAAAATGCCATTGTCGCGCGGGTTGTGGCTGAACAGAAAGCCCGTGTAAGCGGCATTCAGGATGTGTTTGCCATGTTCGGTGGTAAACACCAGGAACTGCAGGCCGCCTGCATCAGCGATGTCGAATGCACCGTCGCCATGGCGAAAGATAAACTGCTGGCCGAACTGGGCAAAGACACGACTCCGTCCAATAAAAATAACCCGCCCCACATTTATGCGGGTAACGGAAACATCGTCGGTGATGGCATCCGTAAATCCCTGATGGCCCGCGCGGGTTATGAAGCGCAGGAAAAAGATAACTTTTATAACGGTATGACGCTGCGCGAACTGGCCCGCATGGCACTGACTGAGCGAGGTATTGGTGTTTCAGGTCTTAACCCGGTCCAGATGGTGGGGCTTGCGCTGACGCACAGCACGTCTGACTTCGGTAACATTCTACTGGACGTATCCAACAAGGCGTTACTGCAGGGCTGGGAAGAGGCGACGGAAAGCTTCGAATTGTGGACCAAAAAAGGCAGCCTGAGCGATTTTAAAACTGCGCACCGCGTCGGCATGGGGGGCTTCCCGTCATTGCGCCAGGTGCGTGAGGGGGCCGAGTATAAATACGTCACCACGGGTGACAAAGGGCAGACTATCGCGTTGGCCACTTACGGTGAGATCTTTTCTGTCACCCGTCAGGCCATTATTAACGATGATCTCAATCAACTGACCGATGTCCCCATGAAAATGGGGCGCGCGGCTAAAGGGACTATCGGCGATCTGGTTTATGCCGTGCTGACAGGTAACGCAAAACTGTCTGACGGTAAGGCGCTTTTCCATACCGACCATGCGAACCTCAGCTCAGGTGCTATCTCGGTATCCAGCCTGGACGACAGCCGTAAACTGATGCGTCTGCAAAAAGAGGGCGACCGCTCTCTCAATATCCGTCCTGCCTTTATGCTGGTATCCGAATACCGCATTGCTCTATATCGAAGTTGATGCAAGCCACTTTAATGGGAGCGCCCCTAAAGTGACCTGCGTCCCTCTGGGCCGCCGGATTCGTGTGCCGTCAAACTACGATCCTGTTACCCGCGAAAGTTCCGGTGCATGGGCAGGCGACTTCAAATGGGCATACAGCAACAACCCGGCATGGATTTTTTACGATCTGGTGCTGGATAAGATTTTCGGCATGGGCAACCGTGTGGATGCTTCCATGATTGATAAATGGGAGGTTTACGCCATTGCTCAGTATTGCGATGAAAGGGTATCTGACGGTGCGGGCAGTACTGAACCGCGTTTTACCTGTAACGTTTACATCCAGAGCCAGCAGGATGCATACGCTGTTCTGAAAGATCTGGCCGCAATATTCCGGGGTATTACATTCTGGGGTAATGAACAGATTTACGTAAACGCTGATGTTCCGGTGGCAGATCTGGATTTTGTTTATACCGCCTCAAACGTGGTGGACGGGCTGTTTAACTACGCGGGTGGCTCCTATAAAAACCGCTACAGTTCCTGCCTGGTGTCATGGTCTGATCCGCAGAACCATTACAGCGACACCATCGAGGGCGTTTACGACAGCGATCTGGTGGCACGTTACGACATTAATCAGACGCAACTGACTGCTGTTGGATGCACCTCGCAAAGTGAGGCCCACCGCAGGGGGCGCTGGGTATTACTGTCCAACGCAAAAGACGGCACAATCTCGTTTAACGTCGGTCTTGACGGACATATTCCGCTGCCTGCATCCGTTATTGGTGTTGCGGACCCGTTCCGCGCCGGAATGCAGAATGGAGGGCGAATCAGCGCAGTAAACGGCAGGAATATTACGCTGGATCGCGCTGTTGAATATGCGTCCGGTGACAGGCTGGCGCTGAATCTCCCCGACGGAACAACGCAGACACGCACCATCAGCGCGATCAGCAGCGATAAAAAGACCGTCACGGTCAGTACCGATTACCGGCTGGCTCCCGTTGCTGGCACAGTGTGGGCCATTGACAGTGACAGGCTGGCTATTCAGCAATTTCGTGTGACGTCCGTTGCTGCAAATGACGACGGGACATTTAACGTGTCCGGTGTTCAGCACGATCCCAATAAATACCGGTTTATTGATGATGGTGTGCGGATCACGCCTGCACCGATTACGGTAACGCCGATATCTGTGCTGCCTTCGCCGAAAAATATACTTATCAGCCAGACTGATTTTATCGATCAGGGGCTGACTGTCGCCAGCCTGAACAGTACCTGGGACAAGGTTGATGGTGCTGTCCGGTACCAGGCTCAATGGCGTAAGGACAATGGCGACTGGATTAACGTTCCGGTTGCCAGTGCCCAGGGGTTTTCCGTTCAGGGCATTTATTCCGGCAATTATGATGTGCGTGTGCGTGCCCTGAATGCGCAGGATTCGTCGTCGCCCTGGGGTTATGCCGATACGACCCACCTGACGGGGAAAAATGGTACACCGGGCACGCCGCAGTCACTCCTCGCTTCAAATGATGTGGTCTGGGCTATCGACATTACCTGGGCGTTTCCTGACGGAGCCGGTGACACTGCATACACCGAACTACAGCGCGCCACCACGGACGATAAGGCAAATCCCGAACTGCTGACACTGGTGCCTTATCCGGCGGCCAGCTATCAGCACGGCCCAATGCTGGCGGGTGTGCGGCAATGGTATCGTGCACGGCTTGTGGACAGAATTGGCAATGTCGGCGAGTGGACCGCCTGGGTAATGGGGCAATCATCGGTTGATGTCAGCGCCATTTCTGCTGAGATTCTTGAGCAGATGAAGGACACCGCGGTATTTAAAGAAATCATCGAAAACGCAGTGGAAACCAGTAAAACCGTTGCTGACCTCGCCACAGCAATTACCCAAAACGCCGACCAACTGGCGGCGGCAGTGGGCGCGAACCGGCAGACGGCAGAGGCCATCATTGGTAATGCCCTGGCCATCGCTGATGTGGTGGTCAGGCAATCTGCACAGAACGGCGCAAACAGCGCCTCATTCACTCAGTTGCGGGAGGTGATTGCCACAGAAACACAGGCCCGCGTTACGGACGTGACGCGCCTGGAGGCGAAAACCGACCAGAACGCGGCACAGGTAACGCAGCTCACGCAGGCGCTCGCCGATGAGACGCAGGCCCGCGTCACGACGGTTGATACACTGACGGCGCAAACGGAGGACAATGCCGCTAACGTAACCCAGCTCACACAGGCGGTGTCCACGCTCGACAGCGCGACGGCGAGCCGGTTCGATGAGCTATCAGGGAAAACGGCTAATGCGTCCGGTGGGGTGCAAAACACAGCTATTGCACTGATTCAGAACACACTGGCGCAGGTGAGCCAGCAGGTAAAACAGAGTGCGCAGTATGGTGCCAACGCGGCTGGCATTAATCGCGTTGATAATGTGATGGCCGATGCAACGAAAGCACTCAGCGAGTCGCTGAAAGCCCTGGACGCGGCCGCTGGCGGCAATACATCAAACGTGACTGATTTTTCGAAAGCGATGGCGGATTTCAGTCAGGTATCGGCGACGAAAATCAACTCACTGAGCGTTACGGTAAACGGCCAGGCTGCCGCAATTACCACTAACGCCCAGGCAGTAGCGGATATCAACGGCAACCTGAACGCGATGTACTCGATAAAGGTTGGCGTGGATGTCAACGGCGTGCAGTACGCGGCAGGGATGGGGCTGGGTGTTCAGAACACTCCTTCAGGCATGCAATCACAGGTTATTTTCCTTGCTGACCGCTTCGCTGTTATGTCTCAGGCTGGTTCAGCCGTCACGCTTCCGTTTGTTATTCAGAACGGCCAGACGTTTATTCGTGACACGTTTATCCAGGATGGGACGATCACTAACGCGAAAATTGGGGCGTATATCCAGTCGAATAACTTTGTGGCAGGTTCTGTAGGGTGGCGGCTGGGTAAAGACGGCACGTTTGAAAACAACGGCAGTGTTGCTGGTCAGGGAGGCATGCGACAGACCAACCAGAAAATTAGCGTCAGGGACGCCAATAATGTATTGCGAGTACAGTTTGGGCTTCTGGATGGGGTGTTCTGATGGCTTATGGTATTCAGACATGGGACGCTAACGGCGTCCCGAATAACTATGGAATTAAGCCAGTTTCTGTTATTGGGCGCATCCCTTTGTCAGCGGGGCAGACATCAGGGACCTGGAGTTTTACGGTACCCACTGGTTTTAAAGTTGGTTTCGTCGTGTCGCTTGATGTTGGGGCTGTGAGCGTAGGTCGTCACATTGTGACCGCCGGGAATACCATTACTCTGTCGCCAGCCAGTGATATCGGGACTGGTAATTACCCGGCGTCAACCTGTGAATTAGTCGTATTTATGGAGAAGGCGTGATGGCTGATTATGGGGCAATGATTCTGATGGATAATGGCAATCCGTTTGTTACGCCACAATCCACGCCGTTTTGTCTGTACGCCAGAGTCAGCATTAACTCAGCCCAGAATGGATCGGCACATGCTGCATCGACTACGATAGCCATCGACGCATCTTACCCGGCACTGGTTTTTTGCAAAACCACGAATACGGCGCAACCTACCGGCGTCGGGGCGAGCAGGTCAGGAAATAGCATTTTTGTAAACTCAAACAATGCTTACGGACAATCGCACACGCTTACCGCGTATGTCTTCGCAATATTTCCTCAAACCCTTCCGTCATGGGGCTTCGCTATATGGGATGCTGCCGGAAAACTGGTGCTGACAAATGAAAGTAAGGTATTGAGTGACCTGGTGACAGTCGGCACACCGGGTGTAAATGGTGGAATAAATATTGACCAGACGCTGAGCGGTTCATGGGCTGTTGCTCCCGGCATGCTGGGGTCTACAAACGTTCAGAACAACTCAACACAACCACCGACCATTATCAATATTACTGCATATTCTGCCGCGCGGTTTGATGGAGCAAACACCCGAATAAATGCCGCACCCGGCACCACAGCAACGGGTGTCCCTGTCGGGAGCACAAATACAGGAATAGCACTGACGGCGATTAATACAGCCGCCTGTGATTAATTGATCGTTTTAATCGATCGTTTATGGATAATTGATCTATTAAATCTATTTTAAAGCGGATTAGTTATTTTGTAATGTGTATATTCACTCTCTTTACGAGAAGTTAAAATGCATAAAATAATTATTTCCTTATCTCTGGTGTTATCTCTGTCTGCCTGTTCAGGCATTCTCGAAAAGCAAAATCCTGTCTGCGAAGCAACTGCCAATATAGGTGAGTTGCCACATACCGTACAGATTTACGGGGTGCGCACAGTCGCTAATCAAATTGAATACAGGGCTGGGTATCCATTTAACTGGCAATGGGTGAATAAAAATAATTTCACCGCGTCTACCTGCAAATAAATTTAAATCACATCAAATAAACCCGCTCCGGTGGGTTTTTTTATGCCTGGAGAAAATATGATTTACACAACTGGCACTATTGCTATTGCCAGAAACACGCTGACGGGTACTGGCACAAATTTTACAGCAGCAGGCTCGTTAATCCGCGTTGGGTGCACTCTGGTCACTCTGGCAAACCCGGTACAGATATTCCAGATAACCGCAATCGGCAGCGCAACCCAGCTCATCGTAACGCCTGCGGCAAACCCGGCAATTGCAGCCGGTACCGCTTACGCCATCCTGCTGAGCGATTCGCTGAGCGTTGATGGACTGGCACAGAATATTGCTGAAACGCTGACGCTGTATCAGCGGAATATGAGCGGTTTCGCTGACGTGATGAACGGGGCGGGTGACGTTACTATCACGACTAACGGTGTACCAGTAACAGTTCCCGGCCAGAAATCGCTGGCAAAAAAAAGGGGCTAATTCAGATATCACCAGTCTGTCGGGGCTAACGACCGCATTGTCGCTTTCATAGGGAGGGACCGGGGCGACAACCAGAGACACCGCGCTGTCCAATCTGGGTATCACCTATGTCAGATCAGGAACAAACGCCAGCGTGATAAAAATTGGTGATATTTATCAAATGGATTTCCTCATAAGTGGCGGGGCACCAGTAGGAGCATATAACCCATCAGTGGTGGGAGGTCTGACTTATTATACTCACTACTATAAATTAGCCCTGCCGATGGCATTACCAAACGGCATTATGGTCGCTTTGGCAAATATCATAGGTGACAGGTTTGGTAATCAAAACCCCGGATACAATGCAGACGTAAAAACATGCAGAGACAACGATAACGGCACCGGGCTATTGACAACATATTTAACCGTCAGCGTTAAAGCAGTTCAGACAGGCTGGATCCCGTATCTTAATGTAAGAGTGGTGGGGTATTGATATGAAATATTTTTACAGCATCAGCACGCAGGGATTTTACCTCGATAACGGTATGCTGGATGCGTATGAAGCGGCTGGCTCACTACCTGCGGACCTGCAAGAAATCAGCGAAGCTGACTATCTGGCGTTTTTTAATCCTCCTGCTGGCTTCGCGGGGATATTTGACGAGAACGGCCCACGCGTTTCGCGACTGCCAGAACTGGACCCGGTGGCGATAGCAGAAAATCAGCGGCGGCTGTTGCTGTCAGAAATCGCCCCGACCATTTCTGTATGGCAGACAAAAATCCTGGTGGGTATGAAACTGAGTGATTCAGAGACTGCAGCCCTGCATGCCTGGTTGAGCTACAGCGATGCGCTGAATGAGCTGGATATCACCGCGCCAGATATTCAGTGGCCTGAAAAACCCGCCCCAACCTCCTGAACAGCACATTGCGCTGCACTGAAACCAAAAAAATCTGCTGCTTGAGGGCAACAACAATCAGCTCTTGGTTGAATCGTGATTTTTCATCAGCGCCACAATCCGTTCAGAAAAGTGTTTATCATGCCGGAATTCTGTTTCTGAATAGATCAGAATTTTAGAGTAGTGTCATAGCTAACTGTGCAAGGGAATGAGAAAACATGTAATATTGCAATTCCTTCATTACATTGAAATGTGTATCTTCGATTTTTATGACTAATTCTTCTTTTAAGGGCGTACAGGCGTTGAGAGGATTTGCAGCGCTTAGCGTCGTGTTGTTTCACTTCCGGTGGAATATCAATGCGGTTAATCCAGGTTTAGGCGATAAGCTTTTCGGCTGGGGGGCAACCGGTGTAGATCTGTTCTTTCTTATAAGTGGCTTTGTCATAACTCTGAGTGCGGCCAGATCCCCTCAGGGAATAAGAGGAATGCTAAGTTTTTTGAAAAAAAGAGCATTGCGAATATTACCTGCCTACTACATTATTTTGTTGTTCACTTTTTTCCTAACGGGGGCAATGAGTACGTTTCACTATCAAGACAAAACAGCCAATTTAATAAGTGCAATTACTTTTATGCCGATTATGTCTGACCACGCACCTTTCTATGTAGATGACAACGGAGTGTATGGCATAAGATGGACATTGAATTATGAAGTCATGTTTTATATTTTCATTTCAGTAGCTTTGCTTTTTACAAAGCGTTGGATATGGAGTGGGGTTTTCTTTGCGATAAGTTTAATTATACTTCCTATATTGTTAGGGTACTCATTAATTTTAGAACCAGAAGGTTATAAAACATCACATCCATTACTCGGCCTAATAACGAATCCAATAATCTGGTTGTTCATTGTAGGTATGATGCTTGGTTTGCTCTTACCTTACCTCAAATGGGTCTCTCCTAAGGTTATGGCGTGCGCTACCTTTTTTATCATAATTTCCGCAGCATATTTTTTCAGCCATGGTTTGTTTACGGGGCATGGAATACTTAGTTCAGGATGGATTTATGCTTTGATACTAATCAGCGTAGTGCTGTCGGAAGATGTCATTGGTAAATATGTTCCGAGTGTTTTATTATGGTTGGGGAATATATCATTCTCACTCTATCTTATACATACCTTAATGAATAATGGAATTGGGAGTCGCTTTTCAATTATCGGTCTAGAAGACGGCTACGGAAGATTTTTACTTTCGCTGGCTCTCTCTATCGCACTATCCTGGCTATCGTGGCTTTATATTGAATATCCACTTTCACATGCAAAAAAAAGGACAGGCAACCTTAGGGGTACATTGCCTTAAATAATCATCATCGAGCATTTATTAATGCGTTAGAGAGATAATTATTAATGCAAAAGCAATAGATAATGCCCATCATGATTTATTTGTGATGGGTATTACGCTTATCAATTACAGGTCCATTAAATCTGTAATTAATGCTGCTATCGTAGATACGCCCTTCGAGTCAACATTAATTCGTCGTCTGGTAGTACTAGTAATGATTCCCTTTCCGACAGCGAAAGAATCAATCTTCTTGTGACCTACCCCCCATTGCTTAAGATACCTTGCTGTAAGTATACATTCCGAATGTCTGCTCCTCGCTCACAGCAGGCATAATGATCACGAAACCTGTCTGCTGCGTGGCAGGAGCGTACATTGCTAAGATAGGAACGTACTAAGCGGTGGGGGAGGTCAGAGCGGCAACGGCAGGCGCTGCATGATACGATAACCCGCAATCATCAGTACTGCTCAAAGGGGGAGTTGCTGAAAAAGGTTCGCCATTTTATAGAACCGCCAGCTCATTTCCCAGGGAAAAACATGAACAGGAAAAAGTCTGGCGGTATTAGGCACGGCTATTTAGGCTTACTATATCATTAAGACAAAGGCTCAAGACGAAGAAGATGTGATTTTGCCTTTTCTATGAGCTGTAAGAAGTCATCATATTGAAACTCAAGGATATTGTTTTCGTTTGTGTAAATAATAATATTCACTGATTTCCTGTCTTGTGATAGTGATATTTCACCCCACTGGACGCTATTAAAAGAGAGTTCTGCATAAAGATCTTCACGATCAACCGAGCTACCGACGCTATATTCCAGCATAAGATGTTTCCGCTTATTTTCAAAATAGGACTGAGCGATGCCAATCATAGCACCACTATCATGTGACGAACGACGCCTGATGCAGAAAGCTATCCATATAACACGCGATAAAAATTATGGCCGCAGAATTACATCTGTGTTGAAGCTTCATCGGGTTGAACGGGTCAACGATGTTGCCAGAATATTCTGGACAGGCAAAAGTGGAGCGATATTAGGCTCAGCAATAGCATCGGTAAGTAATGGACTTTCAATTGTCGCAAAATTTTTACTGACTGGCCCCGTTTAGCTAATACACTACACCCTTGTTAGCGGCAAAAGCAAATGCGAACTTCCGCTCCTCGCCCAGTACTGAAAATCACCAAAGCCAACGTCGTCTGGGTTCTTGCCAGGCTCCCTGCCACAGGTCAAAACGTGTGAGTGGTTCAAGTTTTTTAGAACGGCAGCCTCACCCGCGGATGAGAGGCTTCGCTCCGAAATGGAAATACCGAAAAGGCCTTCATCGACCGGAAATATTTCACATTCTGATGTCAGAGATCCCAATGTTTTTTCTATCTTGTTACGTTCTGCTTTGATAATTAATTGAAGTCCCATCAGCTTTTAAACTCCACAATGGCTACCTGCTCAAGCGCTTGCCTGACCTGCGCCTGAACTTGGTCAGGGATAGATTGCCCTCTGACGTCATAGACGACCCGGCAAGTTTGAATGTGCGGTGGAAGCTGCGATAGTCCCCAGCATATTCTGGCAATATTGTACGCAATACTGAGTTTTATCGATTCCGGGGATTCCAGGCTGTGGTTGGCCACAAGGAAAAACTCGCCGCGTTCTTCATTTATAAACTCCGGGGTAAACATTACGCCTCCCTTCCATTGTCTTCGCCAATTTCTGGCAAATGAATGCTTTTTCATCAACGCCTTATCTTAGCAGGGATCCTTTTCGAGTCACGATGTCCACTTGTCGCTCATAGCAGACGGCTTAGTATATCTTGTAAGTATTAACGAATCGGGTCGATTAACTCCCATCCTTGATTTTTAACATTACCCACGGCACGTGTAACAGCGTGCCAGACAAAGTTATCAGCCGATACTGCACCATCGGCTGCAATTTCTCCCGCTTCCTTCCCGCCATTGTCCTGTCGCATCCATTCCCGGGCTGCTTCCGGCGTCAATACCAACGGTCTCCTGTCGTGAATATCGACCATGCCTTTATCAGCAGCGGAAGTCACAATGAGAAACCCCTCAGCCTCGTCGCCACGTTCGAACGGGGTGCTGCCGATCGCAGCCATGAAAATTGGTTGGCCGTCAGCGCGGTGAATGAAGTATGGCTGTTTCTTGTCGCCTTCCTTTTTCCATTCAAACCAGCCGTCAGCAAAACAAATAGCCCGGCCATGCTGCCATAACGGTTTAAACATTCTGCTGGTGGCTGCCGTCTCGACGCAAGCATTAATCAATGGTGCTTTATCCCACCACCCGGGAGCGTAACCCCAGATTACAGGATCAAGATGTAGTTTCTCGTCACGTTCAGTGAGCAGGAGAACTTTCGTGCCAGGAGCGACGTTATATCGGCCAATCGGCTCGGGGTCATAAGCTATGTCGCGTTCGGCTTCTTCCACTAGGTATACCAGATATTCTTCACGCGTTTGCGCCTGGGCAAATCGTCCGCACATGTGCACCTCCAGCCAGTCAGACTAAAAGTATAGAGAAAGAGAAAAAAGCGGCGCGCACCCGTAAGCGGATTAAGATTTAAAAGTGGTTCGGAATGTAATTTTTTGGCTCTAATCAATAAGCAGTCGGGGCAAGCTTTAGGAAATTAACACGGGCCGAAAATAGGTTATTTCAGTGAAAAAACCACACTAAGTTTGTCCGATTTTGGTCCGAATATGTCCGAATTACTTAGCAACTTGCTGATTTTAAAAGGGCACAAACACATGCTTGATTGGTTAATTAATGTGCAGATTGCCTATTAACTTATTGAAAATAAAGGGTTGTGATATATCTGGGCGAGAAAAGGAATCGTATTCGGTCTTTTTTTGCTCTTGGTTTCCCAAAAGAGCCAAATCAGGGCATACAGATAACAGACAAAACTTTCTGCATACGATGTAAACCATAACATACTCTGCACCGCGGGCGTCCAGGTATTTTTTGGCATTTTAAGTTCTTGTAGCCAGAAGACGTTGCGCGAAATTCTCGTCCCACTCCTTTACGATAGATCAGCTGCTATCTGAGGGGCATCCTTATGTCTGTGGTGTTATCTCAGGGGAGACGAACCCTGGAAGAAGCATAGGCGTAAGATTCATTACTGCAGAACCCTATCATCCGGTTATTGGCTTCAAATATTCATGCCGCCCCATTGCATATAGCGGTAACGATCCGTTCACGATTGATGAATATCATCGACAGATCGAGACCTTTAATAAGCTCAACAGCGAAATTTGTAAATAAAAATCCCTCAGGAGAGGGAAATCCGCTCTTCTCCTGAGGGAAGCAATTGCTTGAAAGCTAATAAATTCTTCGTTACGACCCTTAGTTTGCTAATTATAAAGAATATATGCTTTGAGAATCGTCCTGGTTTTCATTAAGCAACTATTAGCCAGCTATAGTCATTGCATCCATGCTTCATTATTATTCCTTGGTAAGCTTCATTCACCGCTCTGTCCGAGCGGTTTTTTTTGCCTGAACAAGCGTCAGGCACCTGGCCTGGTTGGTAAAGTCTCGAAGTGAAATGGGTGAGCGGAGAGTGGGTTTCCGTAATGGCGCCGCCGCTTTCTCCTTCAACCTTGTCATGATGCCTGAACATAACAAGAGACGATGACCGAAAGGCTGTGCTAATGTCGTATGCAATTTAAACAACTGAGGATAACGACATGAGCAAAGATGTTGTGGTAATACTCCCCGGTGGAAAGGTCGATCACATCTCGGTGGCGGACGACCTAAAGAAGGTCAGCTACAGAAATGATCAGCGCTCCTTCCTTGATATGCCGATCGAAACGTATGTGCTGGATGGCAAAGAGTTCCTGATAGCCAAGTTTTCTGAATTAGTCACTACGCGTGAAACTGAACAGGCCATTCGTCAGTTTTATTAACCTGCCACCAACAACTGCATTAAACCGTGGTCTGTACGGGAAAATGATTTTCCCGTGTTCTGCAGATGGCGCATAAATGATTTTGCACGTGTTAGAAAGGCCTCACGTCGAGGCCTCGCATCAGGAGGCTTTTTTAGGCCATCTCCGTCTGACTGGAATACAGGCTTTTGCCGTAAGACGTGAGCCACACCCTGAACAAATTGCACCGTGAGGGTAATTGTTATCCGGGCAAAATTGCGTGAAAAAAAACGAATTTCCTTTGCAGACAGGACAAACGAATTTTAAGGTTGGAATAGCCCCTCCGGGCCGTTAAATGGAAAAACCACAGTAGCATGAAAAAAAAGCCTTGAAAGATATATCGTTACGTTTTAGCCGTATCATCTCGTTTTTTTACTATATGAATGCGCTGCATCAATTTGTGTGCTGACCAGCAGAACCGCGATGCGCGCCAGACAAGAGCACGTTATTGGTAGAATGTTGGGGTGGAGATATTTAGTAAATAATAGGAATAAAATAATAATTACTGGCAATAAAAATGAGAATAAATAAGGTATTGATACCAACAGTAATAACAAAGAGCAGTGGTGATACCACTGCTCTCAATATTTAGCGGAAAAAATCGGCCAGACTGCTATTCATATCGTCGAGTAACTGGAAGCGGCGGCGATATTCGGCACGTTTTTTACTTGGGATACTCTCAAGCGGTTTCCGTTCCAGCATTAATGGCAAACGCCAGCGCCAGGCATTATCTTTCTCACCATCAATAGAGGCCCAGAACTCATCATAGCTGGCATGGAAATGGCGACCTTTGCTAAAGCGGTAACGCAACGCGCGAAAGACATGACCATCATCGCTAACGCCATAAACCGCGCTAATGCCGGTGTGCGCGCACATCTGCCACAGCACTTCTATCAGCAAACGTTTAGGGAAAATACCGTAGCAGGCACGTGTTGCCACTTTGATGACTTCATGGGAGATGTTTCTGCGGGGACCCTGCAGACCGCCAATCACTAAGGCACGCTGGCCTTTTTCCTCGATTACGCTGAATGTGGCGCTCGCCAGCAGGACATTGTTGCCGTCGTACAGCCACAGGGTGCTTTCGCCTTCACGCTCTGCTTTATGGGCGCAGGAGGCAAAAACGTTAAATTCGGTATCATCTTTACCTTTGCACTGCAAGATGTGCTGATGGTTGACGGCGGTCATTGCATCGGCAGCTCTGGCTGACAGGCAACTGTCAACCCACTGATAGTGGCTAACAATCGCATCGGCACGCTTTGCCGCATTGAGCCCCAGCGTCAGATATTGACGATGCGATTTACTCGGCAGTGTCACCTGGGCATTCAGTAAACGCTCAAATCCTGGACGTTGCGATAATGCGCTCAGCATTTTTACCGTTGAAGACCAGAACAACAGCGAACGGAGCAGGAATTTAAGGCGATAATTTCGTTTAGTCCAGATAGGGCCAGGAACCAGACGTCCGGAGACCAGCTCGCGAATAATATGCTGATGGTGATTTTGCAGGTGTTTTTCTTGCAGACTGATATTAGACACGGTAGGACCCTCTGAATGTTCAATAGCTATTCTAGGGATTACGCCGTGGCAAATTAACCTGAACACTGTGGTTTATTTCGGGTTCGTTTAACGAGGATTTAAGTTGCGCCGAATTTGAACATGATTACGCAGAGTCAAGTCTCCTTTCTATACTAAAAATAAGGGGGAGTTATGTATCAACGTATCGATGGGAATACCTGGCGGCATATCTGGATCGTAGGTGATCTGCACGGCTGCCATCAGCGTCTGTTGAATGAACTGCGCGAGCGCCACTTTGATCCCTATAAGGATTTACTCATATGTGTTGGCGATTTAATTGATCGTGGTCCTGACAGTCTGCAGTGCCTGCAACTGCTTAAACGACCGTGGTTTAAAACGGTCAGGGGAAACCATGAGCAGATGGCTATCGACGCGCTTAACGCGGGGGAGATGACTCTCTGGTCATTCAATGGCGGCGCCTGGTTCAGTAACCTCAGCGAAAAGGAACAGCACAGAGCTTACGATGCGCTACGGGAATGCGAGCAATTGCCTTACATTATTGAGCTCCACTGCGCCAGCGGCGTCAATATTATCGCCCATGCCGATTACCCGTCCGATCATTACGCGTGGCAAAAACCCGTAGACAAAGAATCGGTGCTCTGGCGTCGTGAGCGTTTGAGTGAACATCTGGCGGGGAAGGGGGTAGCCATTGCCGGTGCAGACCACTTTTGGTTTGGCCATACGCCGCTTAAACATCGCGTAGATGCCAGCAATCAGCATTACATTGATACCGGCGCCGTCTTCGGCGGTGAAATGACGTTAGCGCAGGTACAGTAGTTAAAAATCACTGTACTCCTGGGCAGGGCGCCAGAAGCCGTCAATAAAATCTTCTACCGCATAGCATCCGCCATAGCGCAGACGTTGTACTTCCATAGCGACAAGACACTGTTGTTCGGTATTAAAGACATCCACAACGATGTCCTCACACCCACCGTCCAGGTAGCAAACAAACAAGACCAGAGCGAACAT